CAACACTAAGACAAGCTAATGTTCCAATGCCTTATTATGGAGTCTTTAATCCGAAAGTTATTTATAATGTAAAGAAATCATTAACGAATACTTTTGTGAATCCTAATGGTGGCGATTTACAGAATGAAGCTATGAGAACTGGCTTCATAGGTACGATTGCTGGTGTTCAGATATTTGAATCTTCTAACGTAGATGGAACAACTGACACAGATAACTGTAAGGGTGGTATCTTCTCACAAGATGCTTTAGGTTTAGCAATGATGCAAGACCTTAAACTAGAAACTCAAAGAGATGCGTCTTTAAGAGCTGACGAAATTGTAGCTACAGCAGTTTATGGAGTTGGAGAACTTCATGATAGTTATGGTATCGAGATGCTTAACGAATCTGTTATTAACTAAATTTGATAGGGTGGGAAACCACCCTTTTCAATTAGGAGATTAAAATGAGTACAGTTAAATTAGTAAAAGATGGAAAAGTTATTGAAAGAAGTAAAGTTGATTATGAGCATAATCAAGGTAACTGGGAAATAAGGGGGTGGAAATTACAAGGAGATACACCTAAGGCACAACCTAAACCAGAACCAATAGAAGAACCAAAAAAAACAAAACCCAAAAAGAAGGGTAAATAATGGCTACCACAGAATTTGCTGTAGCAAACAGTAATTTGCAAAAAATACAACCTGATATTTTAGGTTTTGGTATTACAGACTTTGGCGACCAGTTACAATTTGCTGAGAATGATGTAATAAGAAGAGTTAGAGAGGAATGGTGGGAAAGATACAGACACACAGTCCGATATAAAGATATTACAAAAGTAACATCTGTTGAAATGACCAACAGCAAACTAACAAATTCACAATGGACACAATCCGTAGTGTATTTAGCATTGTGGAAATATGTTTACCCTATTTTGACCAAATGGCGAGATCCTGATACTGGAGAAGGCAAAGACACTTTTCAAGTACAGATAGATTTTTACAGAGATAGATATGAAGAGGAGTTTCAAGCTGTATTAAGAGATGGTGTTGAATATGATGAAGATAGTTCAGGTTCAGTAAGTGATTCAGAAAAAGAACCAATCCATCATTTAAGGTTAGTTAGGTAATGGAAGTCAAGGTTGAAGTAAATACTATCAATGTAGTAAACGAATTGAAAAGAATATCGAGTAAACAAAAACCAGTAATTTTAAAAGCACTAAATAAAGTTTCTAATATGGCTATATTTATGATTACTAAAAGAACGCAAAGTGGAAATTTACCAGATGGGGGTAAAATGATTCCTTATGCAAAATCTACAGTAAAAAGCAGAAAGAAAAGAGGAAGGCAAACTGGTTTTGTTGATCTAAAAGATTCTGGACAAATGTTTAGAAGTTTAACTTATGACATTAAAGGATTAAAAAGTTCTTTATTTTTTAGAGGTCAAGACCAGAATAAAAAAGCATCATACCACGATTTTTTTGGAGTTGGGAAAAAGAAAACAATAAGACCTTTTTTCTCTATTGGAAATAAAGAAGAGGATAAAATAAGGCAAGAGTTTACATCAACTTATTTTAAATCAATGAAGATATGAGCAAAAGAGAAAATATAGCTAGTGATATAATTACAAAACTTGATGCAGTAACTTCTCCTATAGAATTTAAAAAGATAACTAGAGAACCTTTTGAAGTAGAGGAACTTTCAGATGCACAGTTTCCAGCTTTGTTTGTTCAGTCTGGAGATGAAACAAGAGAAGTATCTAGCATAGGTGATACTGGTTCTGGAAGTTATAGAGGTTCTATTGATTTCTTAATAGTTGCTTTTGGAAAAGGTACAGATAGCAATATAGACACAGTAAGAAACCAACTAATAGAAGTTGTTGAAGAAACACTAGATAATGATATAACTAGAAATGGAAATGC